TCAATATCAAATTATTATAGAACACGATATGTCTAGAAATATAATAAAAGAAATTGGAATTACAAATGTTCCAGTTGATTGGTAGAGGTGGTGAATAATTAAAACATGACAGCAATAGAGCTTATTAAATACATAATAGATAATAATTTAATACAAGCAATAATTGATAATTTAGGTTGTCATAGTTTTAAAGAATATCCTACAGAATATCGTTGTGGACATCCTGATCATAAAAATAAAACAAGTATAGTAATAAAAAAAGATACATTAAAAATAAAAATATTTCAATCAGATAGCAAAGTTATTAGGGGCAATATTATTACTTTAGTTATGACTATAAAAGATATGACCTTTTATGAAACTAATCTGTACTTACATAAATTATTTAATTTAGAATATGATTATAATAAAATAAAAAGTAAGAAAAAAGAAAGTGAAAATGATAAAGATCCATTAGATATATTTAAAAAAATTAAACGCAGGAGAAACAGTATAAATACAAAAGAAATAGAAATATATGATAATTCTATAATAGAGGAATATGAGCAAATACCCTATATAGATTGGATGAAAGAAGGTATTTTAAATTTTACTTGTAAGAGATTTAATATTGGTTATAGTTATAAGCATAAAAGAATAATAATACCAATTAGATATTGGATAGGTAGTGAAAATGATTATTTGGGTATTATAGGCAGAACTACTATACCAAATTATGAAATTTTAGATATTCCTAAATATTATCCTTTAAAACCATATCCAAAAGGTATTAATTTGTATGGTCTACAAGAAAATTACAAAACCATACAAGAAGAGGGTGAAGTAAAAGTTTTCGAATCTGAGAAATCTGTTTTAAAAAGATATAGCAGATGTGATGGAACTGCTGTGGCTGTCGGCTCTCATAATTTAAGTGATGAACAAGTTAAAATTTTAATAGGTCTAAATGTTAATATAACTATAATTTATGACAAAGGCATATCCCTACAACATATAAGAAGTGAGTGTGAACGGTTTTATAAAATTCGCAATATTTCCTATGTGTATGATAAATATGATTTACTCAAAGATAAAGAATCACCAGCAGATAAAAGTAATAAAATTTATAATTACTTATTAAAATATAAAATTAAATATGATGAATTGGAACATAGAAATTATATGGAAGATTTATTAAAAGAAAAAGGAGGAAATATTAATAATGGCTCGAAAAACAAGTGAAGAGTTAGAACAAATAAAAAAAGATCTCAATATTAAAATTATATGGAGTTGGAGTAAATTAAATACATATATTAATGATTCATATGAATATTTGCTTAAATATATATTAAAAGTTCCTGAAGACAGAAATGATAGTATATATGCTGTATCAGGAGGAGTCTCACATGATTGTGTTGAAGAATTTTATAAAGGTGCAGTTGATCATCGAGGTATGTTAGAAAAATATGAAGATAAATTATTTGAATTTAATACAATAGGATTGATGTATGATAGATCAGATAAAGATAAAAATACAAAAATAGCAAAAAAGTATGAAGAATGTATGAAACATTTTTTTCTTAATCATAAAAAAATTACTGATAAACCAATAATTGAACAATTTATTTTAATAAAGGTTGGTAATCAATATTTTCAAGGTTATATAGACTTTATTAATATAGAAAAAAGAAATGATAAAAATAAAATAATAATTACCGATTGGAAAACAAGTAGTATATATAAAGGTAATAAACTTTTAAAGGAATCTGTACAATTATTACTTTATGGCGAAGGTATGCATCAAAAGACTGGTAAACCATATGAAGATATTATTATAAGATTTAATTTTATGAAATATGTAAATGTAGTTTATAGTCAAAAAAAAGGTGATAAAAAAGTAAGACAAATAGAAAGAAATTCTATTGGCATAAATCTACAGTCTAATGTAAGAACATGGTTGAAATATTTTAAATATACAGATGATGATATAGAAAATTATTTATTACAAATGATTGCTACAAATAATATTAAGTGCTTGCCAAAAGAAGTTCAAGACACTTTAGAAATTAATGATTGCTATATTGAAGTAGAATTAAATGAAGAAATTATTAATAAACATAAAAATAATATAATTGAAATAATATGTGAAATAATTCAAAAGGAAAATGAATTTAATAAGACAAAAGATAAAAATATTTTTTGGAGAGATGTAAATAAAGAAAATAGTTATTATTTTGCTAACTTGTCAGGATATAGTGCTTCACTACATAAGCCATATAAAGAATATTTAGATAATTTAGAATCATTACAAAATAATAATAAAAAAGAAGTAGATAAAAATGATTTAAGTTGGATGGATGATCTATTGGATTAAAATATAAAAATGAGGTGAAGTCTTGGAAAATTATACAGTTTTTCATTTACATGATGATACTAGTAATTGTAATGGTTATGCTGACTCATGTACAAATTATAAGGAATATATAAAATTAGCCAAAAAACAAAATATGAAAGCTATTTCATTTTCGAACCACGGAAGTGCCTACGATTGGATAAAGAAAAAACAAGATTGTGATAAAGTAGGATTAAAATATATACATGGTGTAGAATTATATCTTTGTACAAAACTTGAAGAAGATGAAAGAGGATATCACATAGGTTTATACGCTAGAAATTTAGAAGGTGTAAAAGAACTTAATAAACTAATTTCAATTGCAACCTTAAAAGGAAAAAATGAAGATAAAACAGACAGACATTTTTATTATAATCCTAGAATTTCTATAGAAGAATTAATAAATACAAGTGGAAATATTCTAATAACTACAGCTTGTTTAGCCTCTGCATTATGGCGATTAGGTGATAATGAAGTATTAAATGAAGAAAATGGAGTAATTTTATATGAAAGAAATTTATCTATAAGACAACAACTATTAGAATGGTTGTCACAAAATAACCACAGATGTTTTTTAGAGATACAAATTCACCTCAGTCAGCATCAGAAAGAATTTAATAAATTACTTTGGGATTGGTCAAAACAATATAATATACCGCTAATTGCAGGAACGGACACTCATTCGTCTTCTGAATATAAAGCTGAATGTAGAAAAATACTTCAAAAGTCTAAAAAAAGTTTTTATGGCGAAGAAGATGAATGTGATTTAGTTTGGAAGACATATGATGAATTAATAGAATGCTTTAAAGTTCAAAATATATTACCTGAAAAAGTTTATATGGAGGCAATACATAATACTAATAAATTAGCTGATATGGTTGAGGATTTTAAATTAGATAAATCATTTAAATATCCTAACTTATATGGTGAAAAAGCTTTAGAAATATGGAAACAGAATATTAATAAAAAACTTCTTAATAAAGCACAAAATAAAATTATTGATATATCAAGATTAAATGAATATAAAGTAAAAATTAAAGATGAATTTGTAGCAATGAAAAAACAAAATATGGAAAGTTTTATGATGTTTATGTCTGAGCTAGTTGATTATTGTAATGACAATAATATACCTTATGGATTTTGTCGTGGATCAGTAGGTGGAAGTGAGGTAGCTTATATTACAGATATTACAGATGTAGATCCTGTTAAGTGGAATACAGTATTTTCAAGATTCTGTAATGCTGATAGAATATCTCTTGCAGATATAGACATCGATTTTGCTCCAGAGGATAGAGAAAAAGTTTATAAATTTATTATTAATAAATTTACACCTGAAAAAACAGCTTATATTGCAACATTTTTTACTTTAAAAGATAGAGGCACAATTGATGTTTTGGCAAAAGGGTTAGAATATGAAAATTTAGATATTGTTATGGACATTAAAAATCAATTTGATAGATTATTTGAAGAATATTCTAAAATTATTCAAGAGGAAGTTAATTTAGAAGAATTGGATGAAGTGGAAGCTAAATCTATTGATTTTGATTATCATGATATTTATAGTAATATAATTAGAAATAAAAAAGCATTAACCAGAGCAAGCAATTTAAAAAAGGAATTTGAAAACTTAAAATTAAATAATAAAGATTTATTTTATTATTTCGATGGACTAAAAGGAACTATAATTGCGAAAGGAAATCATCCAGCAGGAATAATCGGTTCTCCTATTACACTTGCAGATAATTTAGGTGTTTTTTATAAAGATGGTGATGAGTCGCAACCTGTATCAGTATGTGCTATGAAGGCAGTAGATTCGGTTAATTATGTAAAATTCGATATTCTTGGATTAAAAACTATTGGAATAATGAAAGATGTGTATAAATATATAAATTCTCATTATTTAAAATCACATGAAATTAATTGGAATGATGAAATAGTATGGGAAAATATGGTTACATCAAATGTAGGAGTATTTCAGTTCGAAGGAGATTATGCTTTTTCATTATTAAAAGATTTTAATTCAAAATCTATAGATGATATGTCATTAGTCAACTCAGCACTTCGTCCATCGGGAAAATCTTATAGAGATAGATTAATAAAAAAGGAATTAAATAAAAATCCATCAAAAGAAATAGACGAGTTGTTGAAAAATAATTATGGATATTTAGTATATCAAGAAGATACAATTAAGTTTTTAACTGATATTTGTGGATTTAATGGAGCCTTAGCAGACACTACTAGAAGATGCATCGGGAAAAAAGACATAGAAGGATTAAAAGAACAGTTACCCAAAATACTTGAGGGTTATTGCAAAGTATCATCAAAACCTAGAGAAATAGCCGAAGAAGAGGTTAAACAGTTTTTGGAAATAATTGACAACAGCTCAGAATATCAATTTGGATATAATCATTCGACTGGATACTCAATGAATGGATATGCTGAAGTAAGATTAAGAGCATACTATCCCTTAGAATTTGTAACAGCATATTTAAATCGAGCAGAGAATACAGAAGATGTAAATAATGGAGTAAAACTTGCGAAGCAATTAAATATAAATATAAAACCAATTTCTTTTGGTAAATCAATTGCAGAATATACTTTTGACAGAGAAACAAATTCTATTTACAAAGGAATACTATCAATTAAATATCTAAATGAACAAGTTCCAACAGAATTGTATGAATTATCTAAACAAAAAGAATATACAGATTTTATTGATTTACTAAGTGATATAAAAAATACCTCTGTGAATATTAGACAATTAAAAATACTAACTGGATTAAACTTTTTTAGACAATTTGGAAATAATAAAAAACTATTACAAGTGATTGAATTATTCGACAGCTTTGCATATTGCAAACAAATTAATTTTAAAGATATTGAAAAATTAAATATAAATGAAGAATTATTAATAAAATATAGTAACAAAACTACAAAAACATTATATAAAGAATTAGATATGATTGGTTATATCAAAGAAATAATAAAGACTATTGAAGACAAACCTTTATCAATAAAAGAACAAGTAAAATTTGAAATGGACTATCTAGAATATACTGAATATAAAAATGAAAAAGCTAGTGATAACTTTTATATTGTAATTAAATATGAAACCTATAAAGACAAAACAAAACCTTATGTAACTTTAAGACAAGTAAATTCAGGCAATGAATTAAAAACAAAAATTAAAGATGGAAAGATATTTTCAGAAAACCCATTTAAACTTTATGATGTATTAAAAGTAAATGCATTTAAAACACAAAAGAAAACAAAATGTATTAATGGCGAATGGAAAAAATCTGACGAAGACGAAGAAATATTATTTGATTATATTGTTTATTAATTAAGAATTTTAACGTAAGGTGTGATATTATTAAAATTATATGTAGAAACTGTAATGAGTTAAAAAATTATTATTATAATGGTTTATGTGAAACGTGTATTAATTTAGTAAATACAAGAAGTAGTTTTAGTGGAATTTATAAAATTACTAATATAAAAAATAATAAAGTATATATTGGACAAAGTAAAAATATTTACAAAAGATGGGAAGGACATTATTATGAATTAAAAAATAATAGAAATAAAAATAAGCATTTGCAAAATGCGTGGAATAAATACAGTGAAGAAAACTTTATATTTGAGATAATTGAAAAATGTGAAGTTGATTTTTTAGATGTTAATGAGCAAAAATATATAAAACTATATAATTCAATGAATAAAAATTATGGATATAATAAAGAAAGTGGCGACAATAAACATAAAGTAAAATCTTTAGAATCTTGTTTAAAAATTAGTAATAGTAGAAAAGGTAAATATACAGGAAAAA